GAATCTGAAAGTGTTAATACTGTGCCAGTTGCAGTTGTTGATAGACCAGTAATTGATACTGTTGAGTCTAACCAATTTACTGTGTTAGCAGAATGGTCAATAGTTGCTAAAGATATGTCATCAGCACCATCATAATATTTTAAAGTAGGAGTTGTTGCAGAAGTTGTATCTAACCAAATTTGACCAGCAACAGCACCAGTTGGTCTTGATGTTCCTGAATGTGTAGTTTGAATAGCTGATAATGCGTTGTTTAAATCTGAACGAAATGCAGGGAAACCCTGATTTGCAATATTCATATCGTGTTGTGCCATAATCTATCTAATATATTAATCAATAACCTTTTGCAAGGTAGTCAAATGTTTTACTTACACCTGAGTTACTACTATTTTTAAAAGCAATATTAAAACCATTAATTGTTTTACTAGTTAATAAATAATAATCACCAGTAGCTAAACCTTGTGCAGTAATACCAACAGCATAATTAGCAGAATAAAATGGATTAGTAAAGGTTACTGTGTAAGTTCCAGTTCCTGAAACAATATCATTTCCACTAAATATTCTATCTGGCATATCAATACTTACTGATAAAGCACTAATAACTGGAGTAGATGATAAATCAAAAGAAGTTAATACTACTCTAAACTTGTAATATCTTGCTGTGTAATCTCCAACGACAAAGTTTCTAAATGATGTGTAAGTTATGTTATCATTAGATAAAGCTATTTCAATATGTGCATTACAATTTGCAGGAGTATCACCATCAAAGTTTGAACTTGCGTCATCAAAATCTCCAGTTCTTGCGTCAAATAAATCATCTAAATTATCTGAAGTTTGTGTAATAGATGCAGTTACTCTTGAAGTATAAACAGCACCAATATCTATTGGAGTTGCAAATAAATAAGTTCCTTCAGAATATAAATCAGTAGCAGTTAAACCTGAATCAAAAAATCCAGTACCAGAATCAAAGTTTCCAGTTGCAGAATCAAATAGTTCTGATGAATCTAATCTTAATGTTCCATCTGTTACAACTACATTTGTTTTAGTTCCTGAAAATGTAGGAGATTCAGTTTGTGAAGCAATAGCATTAAAGTTTCCTATTGTAGTTATGTTAGTTGCTATGACTGTTTCATTAGAAGATAAGTTACCATTTTTATCTACTGCTTTAATTAGATAAGAACCTACTCTTGCTGGAACTGTAATTGATGTAGCTGGTCTTGCAACCTTTTCAACTAAAGAGACTGAGTTAGCCCAAGAAGCACCAGTAGTAAGTGTTGAATATCTTATTTGATAGTAAGCCAAATCTAAATCTGCAATCTGTGTCCAAGATAAATGTGCATCTCCACCAATAATATTACATGAAAAATCTTGCACATCACTAGGTGGTGCAATTCCACCAACAATAGTTCTTGTTGCAGAAGTATAAGTAGATTGTACTCCTAATGTATTAAATGCTTTTACTCTTACGTTATAAGTTAATCCATCTACTACGTTTAAGATTCTATGAAATAATCCTTTAACTTGAGCAGATACAATGTAATCAGTATCGGTGCTTAGTTTGTATTCTACTTGATAGTAGTCCACGAAATTATCTGGTGATGCACCAATAGTTACATCTAAAGCAGTAATAACAACTCCATCTGAATATTCTATAAGTTGGTCATCTAAAGTAACTGAAGCTGGTGCAGATACAGAAAAAGGATTTGGTAATACAGTATCAGCAATAGTTGGTGCTTCGCCTTTTTCTTCCCAATTGTAAAAGTTATCCTGATGTTCCTCTAATCCTAAAGTTACTGTTGAATCAGAATTGATAGCTAAAGACATTACTCTAAATGGTTTAGCAATAAATCCTGCTGTATCGTATGTAGCTGTAACTATATCTCCAATAGATAAATTAAGTGCTTCTGAAGTTACTGTTACTTCTGCTTTTAAATTGTTTCTTGATCTCTTTAGTATGTTCTCGCAAATTTCTTCTGCTTGGTATGGAGAAGTTACTTGCAACATATCAAAACTTCTTTCAAGTAAAGTATTGTTATCATCACTTAACATTGTTGCGTGTTGGTCATCAACAGCTAATCCTGAATCATCAAATGGTGGATATGAAACTGTATCTGATTGGTAATCTTTTTCTGGGTTTGTAAATGTTCCAATAACTCGGTTATACTTTTCTGATTTATTCTCGCCTTGTAATTTAACTTCACTTACAACATTATCTTTAGTTAATAGTAATTGTGATGAACCAGTACCTTCAATAATAACTTTATATTTACCTTGTGTGTAATTAAAGATTGCTCTCATAGGCACTAAGAGTTCTCTTACATTCTCTAATACTTTTTTCTCACTATCTATAACTGCATTTGTTTCAAATAAGTTTATATCGCTTACTGCACCTGAATATGGAGTTACTTGTGTATCGCAGGTATTTGCAGAAGTTTTAAATGAATCATAATTAGTTTCAAAAGCATCATTAGGTAATCCTTTTCCATATCTGCTATTTCTTAAGTAATCTAAAAGAACTAAAGATGAATTATTAGAATAAGCCCAAGTAGTAGCATCATCTTGTCTATGAGAACCAGAACCACCTTTAGTAGAATCTAATCTAGGGTCATAAATCTTCTTACCTCTTACAGTTACTCTAACTTCTGGTAATCCATTAAAAGCATCTTGATTCCATTTAAACCTTAAAGCAACATAAGCAAGACCTGATAGTTTGTGATCTGAAGTCCAGCTTGTAGTTTCGTCAAGTAAAGAAGAAGCTGATTGATTATCTAATCCAAAAAATCCTTGTATTGAAATTAAAGACTCGCCACCTTTATAGAAGTTAGTATCTGAACTATTTACTGTTCTTACAGTTCCATCTGTTAATGAACCACTCCAAGTTACTAATTTATCATCTACATAAACTTCATCTATTGCAGTAATTCCTGCACCACCACCTTCACATAAAACTCCTGCTACATAAAGATATTGATTATCTGTTCCTGAAGATTCTACAAATACTCTAGTTAAACCAACTTGTCTTTTACCATAAACAACTGGAATAGGATTATTGTTAGAATCTTTATTTACTAATGTTCCTTTAGCTTCGTCTTGTGAAGATTGTCTAGGTGCTTTTGGTTTTGGTGCAATAATATAACTTATTGCAGTTGTTATTACGAATTGAATGATTGCTGTTACTATTGCACCTTTAGCCATTATATATGAAACTCCCTTTTAAACTTTTCTGATCTTCTATAAATATGAAAGTTATTATCTTGTCTAACCCATTTAACAGATTCATTAACTTCAATCTTATCTCTAAAATAATTCTTAACCCACTTCATAATTTGCAAACAATTACTTTTTGCTAATACATTCATAACCCAAATATTATCTCCACAATTCCATTCATTATCTTTTAACTTTCCAGTTAAAACAAATCTTTGTTCAACATTATCACTAAGAAAAGCCCAGTTAGTAAATCCTATATCTTGATTGCCTATTCTGTGTATTTGATATTGGTCTAAGTTAATTGATGGAGTAATCATCTTAACTAAAAATTCATAAGATAATTTATCGTACTTAGGAAACTGTCTAAATAAATGTATTATTCTATATAAATCATTCATTAAGCCGAACCCCACTTAATTCTTTGTGCAGTTTTAGAAGCAAACTCCATTCCTTTGTCATTAGGAAAATAAATCTTTTGTGAGTTCTCAGCAGTTCTTCTTCCTGAAGTTTTTTCAAAATCTGCCCAATGAGAAGATATAATAATATTAACAGATGAAGTTGTTTCATTTTCTTCTAATGTAAAGCTAGATATTCTTCCATCAAATAAAAGAAATGGGTCAGCTATTAATGCCTGACTATCATTTAAAAAACCTCTATAAACTTTTGCAGGTTTGTTCATGTAGTTATTGTTAAGCAATAAAGAAATGATTGTTGTATCTGCACCTGAGAATTTAAGTGATAATGTATTTACTGCTACATCAGCATTTTCTTGTACTTCTGAACTGCCTAAGAATAATGATGAAGCTACATAAGTGTTTCCATCAAAGGTTAAATCTTTATAATGATCTGTGTAATAAGTTCCAGTAGATATTCCAAGATAAACAAGTTCAACTGGATTAAGTTTATTAGTGGCTATTTCTGTAATTACTCCAGCAGTTAATGATCTTGTCATTACAGTACCTCTATTAAATCAACTTCGTATTGAAAATAGTTTTCTGTACCAATAGTAAATTCTTGAATATCTCCAGTAAGTCCAACTGTAAAATCTACATCATCATAAATAATTACTGCATTGTCAGCTACGTTTGCTCTTAATGGTGGTTCAAATGTT